AAGAACTTCCAACAGTTCTGTTTTGAGGCTTATCTCTGGATCGGAACAATCCTGAAAAAATGCCCATCGTGATTCACTCCCTTCATATAAACAAAATGCCTCGGTCGTTATAAACCGAAGCGGTAGTATCATTGCCACAGCGGATTGCACGGTCGAGAGCCATAATGGTAGCAACTGCGCCGTCAATCTTCTCTGTGGACTTTTCCTTGTCCGGCTTGATATTACCGGCAGGGTCGGTGCGGATAAAAATGTTATCCATCATCCACCGGAGGACCGGTTGCCCGCCGTGAGCGATCTTTTCTTCAAGCACCAACTTCATCAGTTCCTTTGTAGGCGGAGACATATCTTTGAAGCCTTGACCGAAAGGAACAACCGTGAAACCCATACCTTCAAGGTTCTGCACCATCTGAACAGCACCCCAACGGTCGAATGCGATTTCACGAATATTAAAACGCTCACCGAGCCGTTCTATAAACTTCTCGATGTAACCGTAGTGAACAACGTTACCTTCCGTTGTGTTGAGGTGGTTTTGTCGTTCCCACACATCGTAAGGCACGTGGTCCCTTCGCACACGAAGCTCCATATTATCCTCGGGTATCCAAAAGTACGGTAGGACAACATATTTGTCATCCTCATCGATGGGTGGGAAAACCAACACCAATGCCGTGATATCCGTTGTGGATGAAAGGTCAAGTCCGCCGTAGCATACACGACCTTCCAGGTCATCTTCATTTATTGCAAAAGAACATTTATCCCATTTGTCCATCGGCATCCAACGTACCGCTTGCTTCACCCATTGATTCAGACGGAGCTGGCGGAAGGAGTTCTCCTCGCCGGGGTTTTGCTTTGCAGACTCGCAGGCTGCGTGAACCTTATCGATGGCAACAGTAATACCGAGAGAGGGGTTTGCCTTTGCCCAAACTTTGGGGTCTGTCCAATCGTCCTCTTCGTTTGCACCATAGATAACTGGATAAAAAGTAGGGTCTATTTTTCTGCCTTCAATGATATCTTTGGCTTTTTGGTGGAGCTCATAACAGATGGATTTTGTATCGGTGCCTGCGGTAGTAATATTAAAAAAGCACGGTTGCATACGGGCATCACCGGAACCTTTGGTCATTACATCGTGGAGCTTTCTGTTGGGCTGTGTGTGTAATTCATCAAAGACAACACCGTGGGTATTAAATCCGTGCTTGTTGCTGACATCGGCGGACAAGACTTGGTAGATACTGTTTGTAGGTAAGTAGATGAGTCTTTTTTGCGAATCGAGGATTTTTACTCGTTTTGCCAGGGCTGGACACATACGAACCATATCCGCAGCAACGTTGAAAACGATAGATGCCTGCTGTCTATCAGAAGCACAGCCGTAAACCTCGGCACGTTCCTCACCGTCACCACAAGTGAGAAGCAACGCAACGGCAGCCGCAAGTTCGGATTTGCCTTGCTTTTTTGGTATCTCAATGTAGGCGGTGTTGAACTGTCTGTAACCGTTGGCTTTCTTAATTCCGAACAAGTCACGAATGATTTGTTCTTGCCAGTCTATAAGTTCAAACGGCTTTCTTGCCCAGGTGCCTTTTGTATGGCAGAGGCATTCAATAAAGCTCACTGCATAATCAGCGGCAGCCTTATCGTAGTAAGAACCTTCTGCCATAAACCTGGTCGGCTTATAGTTTTTTAGTTTTCTGATATGCGGTCACCTCCTAAAAAAGGGTATAAAAAAACAGCCCTATGGCTGTAACGAGGAACAGAGCCTCTCGGCTCTATCCCAGGGGATTGTTGAGTTTAGTAGTTTTCGGTATGAACCAAAATCTCGTAAGCCATCTGCGTATCGGCATCGACTGGTTTTATATCCCAACCTCTGTCGTAATTGCAGACAACCTTTCCGTCACGCTTCAGCATCAGCTTGGAAATCTTACCGCCTTCAATACCGAATCGGCTTCCCACGGAGTAAACCTTAATCCAGTAATGAAAGATACTGTTGTAGACCTTCAAGGAACCTTCTTTCCACATAAGCACACCTCACGCTTCACCGGTCAGTATGAAATGCACATACTCTTTACGGTGGTCTTCCAGGTAATTTACCAATTCATAGTATCCAGCTTCAAATGCAATACGCTGAACGGTGTTGACGTCGAACATATTGGTAAGTCCCGTGTCTCGAACTGCGAGGATCTGTTCACGAACCTTATCCGCCATTTTAATCATCCACCTTTCTACATACATCTTCGCCGTAGGCTACACCAAGGGAAGAACCACAATCCCACTGCACGTGGATTGTGCCGATATCGTCAACACCCTTAACGGTTCCTTTGCAACCGGGGACGAGTTTTGTGTTGAAAGGGTCATTCATATGAACCAACTCAACACGGCTGCCTACGGGATATTGTTCTTTAAGACGCTTAACAGTGCTTTCACTTACTCCAAACATTATTCATTCACCTCCTCGCTTTTGAATGCGGAAGATCCTGAAAGATTGCGGAGCAAAATTTTGCGAGCGGTTTTGTACTCGTTGCCGATAAAGCCGAGTCGAAGGAGAAAGCATCGGAAGGCGTATTTCTCGTTTTCGACTTCTTTCTCTTTTGCGTTTATCCGCTTTTGATTCTTTGCCATATTGCATAAGGCTGTCACAAACTCCATGTAGGTATGAATTTCATCGGGAGTGCTGTCGGTTTTGAACCAAGGGAAATCCAAACGCTCACCGATGAGGTTGATGGGAAGGTCGTCAACTCCCAAGGCTTTCTTGATAAGGTTGCCTTTGGATTCGACCAGGTCAAAAAGGTTTTGCAAAGAGGCTTCGGTGAAGTCTGCCATTGGGATTTGAATTGCGATGCCTTGGGGCGCTTCTGCACTTATATCACTTTCAAAACCCTCATCGTAGAGATGCTCAAGCAATCTCTCGATAACCTCGCTGTCGGCGCGGTCATCAAAAATGAGGTTGCCGTCCTTATCGATGGTGAAGTAGTCCACCTCGTAGGCGAAGCTGGGAGCACCCAGGTATTTAACCTCTTCGCCGAGCCACTTTGCAATTGTAAGAACCATTCGTTTGCGTTCCTTGCCGGGAACATTGTACTTGATTGTCATTATTATGACCTCCTTGTTTTTTGGTAGTCACATATTACCGTCAAGTACGAGATATGTCCAGTAATATCTGCACACTTTAATGTAGATTATTCTGTGGTATTATCGGCATCTATTTGTGTACACCACACAATGCCGGAAAGCACAAAAAGGACACAAGGCAAAGCGACTCCGTTACCCCACATTTTATATTCCGCAGCATCGGAATGTGGATCTGTGAGCCACTTTCTTATTTGCTTAAGAGTCTTCGATTTCGTAGAATTGCCAACAATTCTGCGGTGGGTCTCAAAAACATCGTACCAATAACGGATATCATCCATAGTAGGTTCTTCGATGCCGAGGTCATCGCACCACCAATCGGGGAATCCTTGAAGTCTTGCACATTCGGTAGGCGTAAGTCTGCGTACTGTATAGGAAGCTTCGACTACACCGTTATGATGTCCGGGACAAGTACCGTTTACCAGTGTGTTGCCACAATCCTCAAGGAAGTACTGTCCAACATCACGAGTAGCGGAGGGGTCGAACCCATACGGAGCTGCAACTGCGCCGGGACCCTTGGCTACCAAAGTCGGCTGAGTTTCTTCTTCAATGGAAGGCTTGTACTGTGCGTTCTTACCCTGGTTAAAAGCATCTCTGCCGATGCCGTAGGCAGGATCAGTTACCACAGCTGCATCCTTATAATCTCTGGAAAGAAGAGTAGGTGCGGTATCCTTGGTTACCTGTGCGTAATAACCGGTAGTCATTGCGTATACGGCGTGGCGGTCAACGGTGTTAAGGGTGTACATCACATCGGATTCCTTATAACCATCTCCTTGGTGGGAAGGACGAGTGCCGTTACCCTCAATCACAATCGTACTACCTTCAACACAAACTGCAGGTTCACCACCGTGGGTACAAGCAAGTGTAGGCGAAACATTCTCGCTAACACTGCAAGAGCTTTTTCCGCCACCTTGGTCAACACAAACCACAGCAATGCCGCCCTGGTTACAACCGGGGTTTCCACCGTTGCCATCAAGAGTGCGAGAAGTATCTGCCTCATAGATTCCGCTGTGAGGATTTGAGGATTTCATTGCATTGCTATCCTTGGCACTGATGCCGTATGCTTGTAGAACACAATTGAAGTGGTTTTTATCCGGCATACGCTGATTGCCACCTGCATTATGCGCGGTTAAAGTAGAGGCTGTCTGCCCACCATCCCAACTACACGGTTCAAACAAGGTTTGGTCGTTGTTGCAAGAAAGTGTTGCGGACTTGTTCTCTTGAATCAAAGCACCTTTTCCGCCACCTTCACAACCGGAGCGGATTTTCATAACAAGAGGAACGTTGCCTCCGCCGGTCCCCATTCGAGAAGTTAAGGTCTGCACCTTATCATCATCCGAAATGGTAACACGGCTATCGGCGGGATGATTTTCTAAAGCAACCGCAGCCGGAACAACCCCAGCACGGAGTGTCGGTGAGGTTTCTTCCTCGTATCCAATGGTTCTGCTTTTAGCGGAATGCTCGGTACAGAACCCGGCAGACTCCATCACTACGGGTGGGTGGTGTGCCTCGGCACGGAGGGTTGCGGTAACCTCATCGGTGATATCCATACGGTTGCCACCTTGGTCGTTTAGACAGATGCTTGCCGTTCCAGTGCGATGCGAAGTACGGCAGGTAGTTCCTTTCCACGTACGGAAGCTCTCCGCAGAATACCTTGACAAGCCTTCTGACTTAAAAAGTATGTCTGGGGCACTCCTGCCTGCAAAATCTGCGACAAGGTAGATACGGCGTCTTCGTTGGGGGACTCCCCAATATTGAGCATCGAGAGTTCGGTAAGCAACGCTGAATCCGTCTCCCACGTATGCGTCTGCGTAAGGCCATCTGCCTTTTTCAGGCATAGGCACCTCGGTGTCCGGCTCTGCGATACCGATGACCGCTTCGAGGACGGCTTTGAAATCTTCTCCGCCGTTTGAGGAGAAGGCGCCGGGGACATTCTCCCACACGATGTATCTTGGGTATTTACCATTTGTGGCATTCCTCATTTCTTTAATTATGCGGATGGCTTGATAGAACAATACCGATTGATGTCCTTCCAAACCGGCTCGTTTGCCCGCCACCGACATATCAGTGCAAGGAGAGCCGAAGGTGATAATGTCCACGGGTTCAATCTTCCCGCCATCCATAGTGGAGATATCACCGTAGTGTTTCATAAAGGGCAGCCGCTTGGTGGTTACCCTAATAGGAAACGGCTCGATTTCCGATGCCCACACAGGGGTGATACCGGAAAGCAAGCCGCCTAAAGGAAAACCGCCCGAGCCATCAAACAAGCTACCGAGCGTTAGTTTATTCATTTGTACCTCCAACTTCGTCAAAGCTGTAAGTTAAGCCATCACGCTGAACCTTTACATCCTTGGAAGAGCCGACCTGCTCAATGTAACGCTTTACGATTACATCGCAGAACTTCTCATCCAACTCAATGGTGTGGCAAATTCGTTCTGTCTGTTCACAAGCAATCAAGGTACTGCCGGATCCACCAAAGGGGTCAAGCACAACCGTGTTGCTCATAGAAGAGTTCATAATGGGATATGCCAACAGAGGAATCGGCTTCATCGTAGGATGGTCGCCGTTCTTCTTGGGTTTATCGAACTCCCAAATGGTGGATTCCTTACGACCCGTGTACCACTGGTGTTTACCTTTCTTCTTCCAACCGAAGAGAACAGGTTCGTGCTGCCACTGATATGGAGAACGGCCAAGGACCAGGGATTGCTTTTTCCAAATGCAAGTGCCGGATAAATAAAAACCCGCATCGGCAAAAGCCTTGCGGAAGTTAAGTCCCTCGGTATCTGCGTGGAATACGTAGATAGAGGCATCGGTAGCCATTGCACTTTCGGTGTTCTGAAATGCCGCCAGGAGCAAATCGTAAAATGCGGTGTTCTCCATATTATCGTTTTTGATTTTACCGGCAGAACCTTCGTAGTTAACGTTATAGGGCGGGTCGGTAATAACAAGGTTTGCTTTGACTCCGTTCATCAGAAGGTCAAAGGTTTCTTCCTTGGTGCTGTCTCCACACACGAGACGGTGTCTGCCGAGCATCCAAAGATCGCCCGCCTTGGAGAAGGTAGGCTTTTGCAGTTCTGCCTCAACGTCAAAGTCATCTTCTTTGACACCTTCCTGGAGTGTTGCCTTGAAGAGGTCATCGATTTCACGAGGGTCAAAACCCGTAAGGGTTACGTCAAAGTCTTCGCCCTGCAAGTCGGAAATAAGCAGTGCCAATTTATCCTTATCCCAATCACCGCTGATTTTATTAAGGGCAATGTTGAGTGCCTTTTCTTCAGCCTCATCCATCTCGACCACAACGCACTTGGTTTCAGTGTGTCCCATATCAATGAGCACCTTCAAACGCTGGTGACCACCAACGACACGACCGGTGGTCTTGTTCCAAATAACCGGCTGGACGATGCCGAACTGCTCAATGGAGCGTTTCAGTTTTTCGTATTCCTCGTCACCAGGTTTCAAGTCCTTACGGGGGTTATAGTCTGCAGGAATAAGGTCGGTCAGTTTCTTATTTTCAATAAGCATTAAACCAACCCCCATTCCGCAAACTTTTCAAAGCCGCCTACGGAGGTGATAAACTTTCGAGCCGTTTCGACAATCTTCTCATAAGGAATGCCACCAACGGTCTCATCACCGATAGCACAGCAGAGTTCGACAGTCTTGCCGGTTTTCTGTGCTTCAAGCCAGGCGTAAATGTTTACGCTGACATCTGCTTTAGAGAGGTCTTTGCCGTGAAGGCCACCACCAGTAACGGAGTCAGCCATATCACTGCCGAGCTTTCTGTTTGTAGCACCGGTATCAACATCTGTGCCACCAGTCCAATCACCAAGAGGATTAATCTGCGCCTTGGGATAGAGCTGTTTGAGTTCGTTTGTATCAACGTTGCTCTGACAGATGACAAGGTTGTCTTCAGCCAAGATGTACTTTCCATCGTAAGGATGCACAGCATAGATATCTCTTGCGATGCAGGAGAGGGTCATCTGTTCCTTTGTCATAGGCACACCCTTGAAGATGCCGTTATCACCGCAGCGAATGCTGTCAGCCTGGTTACGGGCAAGGTGTGTATCCTGGGGAACGACAACGATGTTACACATAAGATTGCCACCGATGCGGTGGATAGCTTTTGCAACATCCACTTTATCGATGGCAGCAGTTGTTTCAATGATTGCGTGGCAGGTGCCGTGGCCGATAAGAACCTCGACAGCTACCTTCGGGTTTTCTTCGACAGCGTAAGCCAGGTCAACAATGGCACCGGCAATTCTGTCAGCCACCTTATCCGGGTGAGCGGGATTTACTTTTTCAAACATATCAGTTTCCTTTCCGAGCGGAGAGCAACCGCTCCATGAGATCGTCCTGCGGAGAGTTGCCGCCATACTCCACAGCACAGTTTTCTTTTACGATTTGGTAGATTTGATACCAAACCTGGTTGACCTGTTTCATATAGGTCTGGCTCATCGCAACATAGGGCGATGCGATGGCGTTTCCTGTGGTCGGATGTTTTGCAAGGAAACCATACTCGGAGATGCATTCCTCACACTGAATCCAACGGCTGACACTCATTGCGTACTGCTCGATAAGCTGGTTGTTTACTAACCGTTCGCAGCCACGAGCTTTAAGCCACGCATAGGTGTCACGGTAGACCTCTTCAGCACAAAGGTCTTTACCACTTTTCTGTTTTGCCTTCAAATACTCCTTAATCGGTGGAACTTCTACACCTTCTATCTCTGTAGGTGTAGGTAAAACCATCGCACAATCAAGTCTTCCATCGGCAATTTTGTCTGCAAGTGCCTTTGGTTTTCGACCTGATCCAACCCTGGAACCGCCTCGTGCAGTTCCGTCTTTAGCCATAAAATCACCTCCTGGGGTTAATACCCCGTTTGATTTCCGTTTTTTTAACACGATACCCCACGCCCGTTGCACGAGATAAAAGCTGTAGAGATTTTGATACCCCCACCGGGTTAGTGGTCGTGCCAACGGTCGCCGCGGTCTGCGTGAATTTTTGCGTGACAAGATTTGCAGAGAGCAATCAAATTGTCTCGGCTGTGTGTTCCACCTTCAGATAATGTTTTTTTATGATGAACCTCTGCGGTAGGAACGAGTAGTCCGTTTGCCTCGCACTGTTCACACAGCGGGTGCTGTTCCACATAGCTGTCACGGATGCGTTTCCACGCACGACCATAACGCTTGCGTACTGCAGGGTCGCGGTCATACATCTCGTACCGCTTGGCTTCCGCCTTGGCGTGTTCTTCACAGAACCTACCATCGGTCAGCTTGGGACAGCCGGGGTGGGAACACGGTCGCTTGGGTTTTTTCGGCATTCTTTCACCTCCTACGGAACAGTTCACCCAACTTGTATTTGAGGATGTACCATAGCTGTTCAAGGTAGCCAACCTTGCGGTAACCCATACAATTCCTCCTTTCGCTGGGCATAAGAAAAGCCCTCGCAGGGAGTCCCCACGAAGGCTTTCTGTATTCTCTTTGTCCATTATAATTATATCATAAGAGACGTATCAACTTCTATCAACTTAACTCTCCACTTTGCAAAAAAGCTTCAATTTCTTCCATAGCCTTGTCGTGGATACGGAATGCGTACTGCATACTGAAGCTCATATCTACGGCAATCTTCTCCCAAGTTTGGAAGCAAAGATAACGCTTTTCCAGGAGGGTTTGCTGCTCGTGGTTCGGCACGGATTTGATGAGCGTTGAAATACGGCGTTTGAGCTCGACCAGTTCCTGGACATCACGGCCGAGTTCTTCTTGTAGGTCTACAATCTTGCAAACGGCATCTGCCATAAGAGAGGTGCTTGGAGAAGGGTTGTGCGGCATCCCGGTTAAAGTCGAGGTGCATTTGGTTGCAAGGTCGTTAAGGGAGTCGATTTGTTCGACTTTGCTGTTAATTCTCATATCGAGGTAACGAGCTTGTGAAAGGAATTCTTTAGCGGTCATATTCAGTACCTCCAACGTGATATTCACAGTGAGGCATTGAAAGCGTAGGTGCGTTGTGAAGCGTTGTGTTATGTGGTCTTTTGCTTGCGGTGATTTCGCTGATTTTTGGCGTTTCTTGCTCGTTGGCATTCTTCGTTATGGCAGTAAATCTGCCGTGAGCCTGTTTTCTCGAAGAATTGTCCGCAGTGTTTGCATATTCCATAGCCGAGAATAGTGCCTTCCACAATGTTGCGGACTTCATCTACAGATCTAACCACCATAGCCGTTCCTCCGGCAGCGAGTATCTTGCGAATAGTGGCATCCTGGAGAGCAGTGGTTTTGCCTGTATCGGTTTTCACTTCAAAAGCGTAAAATCCGCCATCGATACAAGCAATAATATCGGGAATACCGGCTGTGCCGTACATACCGCCGTGTTCCTTCCAAGAGAAACAGCGCGGTACGGTTTTTAAGTATTTAAGTATGGCTTTTACGATGTCGTTTTCTTTCATCTGTCAAGCAACCTCCTTATTTCGACTTGCTTTTTACACTATTGACAGATAAAAACGCATTTTCACGGAAATTTATCTTGAAAAAATATGCATATATTGGAATAGTGTGTTTTTTCAAAATAAATATAAATAGAAATAGGTTTTTTCGTGTCAAATGTGTCTGTAAATTTGGCAAAGGGCCCCTATTGGGAGCAATAAAGGCCCCTGTTGCCTTAAGAATAAGTGTCGGTGATTTTGACACCCTTGAGAATTCTGCGTTTACCCAAAGAATCAACGCCCCTTGTAACCTCGGTGAATGCAGTTGTAATCTGCTGAACAAACATTCTCTGCGAATACGGCTTAAGACCGCATTCTTCGCAGTAACCCTTGTAAGCATTGAAAATCTCGGTGCTGCCAACATAGGAATTGACGTCAAATTCGCAATATTCACGGACAAAGGAAAGCACGGAATCACTGTCTTCACGATACTGCTGAAGTTCAGCCTTATTTACCTCGGTTTCGGAGAACATAAACTGCTTTTTCATAAGACGCTTGAGTCCTTCGAGTGCAAAGAGGAAAATACCATCTGCCTCCATGCGGAATTTGTCAATAAGGTCCGGGTCGCGCTTTTCAGCGGGTACAGAATGATTAAAACGCATAATAATGAGTCTACGGTAAAAGCCTTCAGAACGGTCACCATAGTTTTTGGGGATGCTGTTGCAGGAGAACAAAAGTCTTGCACAAGACTGGAACGAAAAAGGGTTCTTGTTCTTCTTCTCAACGGTCAAATAGTCTTCACCGACCAGTGCCTTAAAGATACCGTTGTCGTCAATGTACTTCGTAGGCAGATCCGCAAAGATATTCGCCAGTTTGCCGAAGAGTTCAGCGGTCTTAAAGCGTTCATTCAAAGCCTGCCAAGATACATTGGACACATTTTGCTTACCGAGGAGAATATCATTGAGTACACGGAGCAATACAGATTTGCCCGCTCCGGCAACGCCTACAATAACAAAGCATTTCTGTGCGGAATTTACGGGGATAAGGAAATAGCCGAGCATCTCTTGAATGAGAGCCACTTGCTCCATATCACCGCCCATAGACTCCTTGAGAAACTTCTTGAAACGAGGACAATCTGCCTTCTTGTCATAGGTAACATTGAGCTGAACCGTTGAGTAGTATTCTGGGGTGTGCTCGATCAGTGTATCTTCGAGGACATTGTAAAGGCCGTTTTTGACATTGATGATATAGGGGTTGGGATTTAACTCACGGATATCCTTCTGTACACGAAGTTTCCACTGCTGCGTTGCATCCACAATCTGATTCATCTTCATTTCACGGGCAATCATCTTATCCTGAACCAGACGTTGTGCCTCCATTTCGGAGATTTCGCGGAATACGCCACCTTGATAGAGGAAGAACTGCTCGGCGGCATAAAAGACGTTCTCGGTAGAAGCCATATGCTCACCAAGTACACCAGGGAGAAACTTTAATCCCTGTGTGTTTACGGTGTACCAGGGCGGAAGTTCCATCATCACCGAGTTGGCACGGGACTTTGTTGCCTGGTACTCACGGCTATGTTCTTTGTAAATCTGCGAAAGCGGACGAAGGAAGGTGTTCTTAAATTTGAAGTGCTCCTTCAGCTCAAAGTTGATGACGGTTTCAGCAGTAACAACATCCTGGTTATACAGATAGGTTTCAATGAAGCTTTTAGCGGTCTGCATATCCTTCATAGTGTCACCGGTAACATCAAGTGAAGCTACAATTTTGCGAAGACCATCCACATTGAGAGGAAGGTAACTCATAGCGGCAGGTGCTTTGCAAGTGCATTCACCGTTTTCCATCTTGGGACATTTGAACCCTTTTTCTGCAATGGTCTTGCAGGTTATCGGTTTCGTGCCGCTATCGAGATAGTGATTGATTTTACGCTGTGTGTTTGCTTCACTGTAACCAGGATACGGAGCTGAAAACTCGTGAATCAGCTTGACACCACCCTCAAAGGGTGCAAGGTTCGTAATCATCGCATACCAGTCGTGCTCGGAGAGGGTTGCTGCGTTTTCGTTGCAATGCTTAATGAAATCACAACCGTGAAGCAGAAGTTCAAGACCTCTTTCAGTGCCAACCCTTGTCTCTACAGGCTGTTCTTCTGCGTGAGGCAAAACCTCAAGAAGCTGTTCCTGGGTATACTTGCGTTCAGGGTGATAAGAGAGGCACTCCACCATAATGGGGTCTTTCTTACAGTGATTAAAACCGGGCAAACGCATAACACGGCTCTCATTAACACACATAGGGTCACCGTGAAAATGAGACACGAGCTGTTTCTGTACAAAACGGAACTGCTCAACCTTTGCGTTACGCATCAGCCAATAAACGTGCAGAGATTTGCGGGTCTTAATGACCATAGAGGGAGGCAGCGGGAACTCATCGATTGCTTTCTGCTGTTCTTCAAAGGAAAGGTCGTCCATCTCAACGAACTGTGCGTTGATACGGCTGATGCTACTGTCCTCCTGGCCCCCGTAGTTAACCACGAAGAAAATGCCACGATTCTTCTCGTTATGTGATTTCAGGGTGCCTTCGATAGCGGAATATTTGCCCGCTTCCATTTCGAGCTTCGCACCGGAGAATACACCTTTCTTCTTATCATCGAACACACGGAAGCAGACCGTATCTTCGGGGTTGAACAAAGCAAGCAATACATCCTGGGCAGAGATATTCATTAGACCGCCTCCTCATCAAAGTGCTTTATGGGTTTACCGAGGCGCTTGGCTTCTTTGATTTCCTGCTCCATACCGGCAGAGAGGGTTTTGCCAAAGCACCAAACCTCATCGCACAAAGCAAGCAATGCCAAACCATACATTGTGCCGATTTCTCTTTCAACGGGATCGTTATCATCGACAATCTGCGGATAGAGCAAATGTGCTGCGATGGGCATCTTCTTTTTATCGATAGCAAAACGGCAATAGCGAATAGCCGCCTTGACATTATTCTCAACGTCCCCGGCATAACGAGATACGATATACACCTTGGGACGCTCCTTGAGTTCTGTCTGGCGCCGCCAAATTTCACGGCGCT